AAAGGAACTGGTCCAAATGCTGGTGGTGACAACATCAACTAAATAGAACATAAAGAGACTAAATTTATACTATGGCAAAACTTTTCGGGTTTTCAATTGAGGAAACGCAAAAGAAATCCGCTTCAATAATCAGCCCTGTTCCCAAGAACAATGAGGATGGGGTTGATAATTTTATTTCAAGCGGATTTTATGGTCAATATGTAGATATTGAAGGTGCGTATAAATCAGAATATGATCTAATAAAAAGATATAGAGAAATGGCATTGCATCCAGAAGTGGATGGTGCTATTGAAGATGTAGTAAATGAAGCAATAGTTAGTGACTTATATGACTCTCCTGTAGAAGTTGAATTATCAAATCTAAATGCTACAGAGAGTATTAAGAAAAAAATTAGAGAAGAATTTAGATATATTAAAGAATTAATGGACTTTGATAAAAAGTCTCATGAAATTTTTAGAAATTGGTATGTAGATGGTAGAGTATTTTACTTAAAAGTTATTGATGTAAAAGCTCCACAAGAAGGATTACAAGATTTAAGATATATTGATCCTCTTAAGATGAAGTATATTCGTCAAGAGAAGAAAAAACCAGGTGATGGTGATTTATCAATAAGATTAAGGAATAACGAAGATGCTGTTCCTAATCCTGAGTTTGATGAATATTATCTTTATACACCTAAAATCCAACATCCAACTTCAATGATTGGACAGATGGGTGGTAAGAAAGCTATCAAAATTGCCAAAGATTCTGTTTGTTATTGTACTTCTGGTTTAGTTGATAGAAATAAGAATAGAGTTCTTTCATATCTTCATAAAGCAATTAAAGGTCTTAATCAACTTAGAATGATTGAAGACTCTCTTGTTATCTACAGATTATCAAGAGCACCAGAAAGAAGAATATTCTATATTGATGTAGGTAATTTACCAAAAGTAAAAGCAGAACAATACCTAAAAGAGGTAATGTCTCGCTATAGAAATAAGTTAGTTTATGATGCTAACACTGGTGAAGTTCGTGATGATCGTAAATTTATGAGTATGATGGAGGATTTCTGGTTGCCTAGAAGAGAAGGTGGTCGGGGAACTGAAATTACAACTTTACCTGGCGGACAGAATTTAGGTGAATTATCTGATATAGAGTATTTCCAGAAGAAACTTTATAGAGCATTAGGTGTTCCTGAATCAAGAATTGCTTCTGAAGGTGGTTTTAATTTAGGTCGTTCATCAGAGATACTCAGAGATGAACTTAAATTTGCTAAGTTTGTAGGGCGTTTAAGAAAGCGTTTTGCTAATATGTTTAATGATATGCTCAGAACTCAATTAATTCTGAAGAATATTGTTACTCCAGAAGATTGGGATAAAATGGAAGATCATATTCAATATGACTTCATTTATGATAATCAATTTGCAGAACTTAAAGAGTCTGAATTGATGGAAGGTAGATTAGGTATGCTTGCTACAATCGAACCTTATATTGGTAAGTATTACTCTACAGAGTATGTTCGTAAGAGAGTACTACGTCAAACTGATATGGAAATAGAGGAAATTGATACTCAAATTGAAGATGAAATTCAAAAAGGAATCATTCCAGATCCATCAACACTTGATCCAATAACTGGTGAACCATTACCTCAAGAAGATCCAATGGCAATGGGTGAAGAACAGGTAGATCCAGATATAGCAGCAGAAGCACAAAAGATAGACGCACAATACGAAAAAGATATCAAGACAGCCGAGTTATAAATATAGTTATTACTATATCTTAATCTAATGGAAGACATTGTGAATCTGATTGCTACAGATGCTTCTGCAGCTGAAATTTCAGATCAAATTAAGGATGCTTTGTTTAATAAGTCTGCCGAGAAAATTGAAGCTTTAAAACCATCTGTTGCTAATTCGTTCTTTGGCGATCAAGCAGCCGAGAACACATACGTTCCAGATGAGCAAGTTTCAAGTGAAGAAGAACCTACTGAACAAGAAGAATGAAACTGATCACAGAAGAGATTTCTAACGTAAAAATTATTACTGAAGGTAAGGGAGCAAATAAGACTCTTCATATCGAAGGTGTATTTTTGCAAGGAGGCATTAAGAACCGTAATGGTAGAATGTATCCTACAAGTACTCTCTGCAATGAAGTGAAAAGATATAATGAGAATTTTATTAATAAAGGTCGTGCTTTAGGAGAATTGGGTCATCCCGAAGGTCCTACAGTTAACCTTGATAGAGTATCTCATAAAATTACATCTTTGGTTCAAGAAGGTGATAATTTCAAAGGAAAAGCAAAACTTTTAGAAACACCTATGGGTAAGATTGCTAAATCTTTACTTAGTGAAGGTGTTATGCTTGGAGTATCTTCTCGTGGTGTTGGATCGCTTAAAGAAGATCATACAGGTACAAAAGTTGTTGGTGAAGATTTTCAGTTAGCAACTGCTGCTGATATCGTTGCCGATCCTTCTGCTCCAGATGCATTTGTAAATGGAATCATGGAAGGAAAAGAATGGGTTTGGGATGGAGGAGTTCTTAGAGAACAACTCGCTGAGAAAACAAAGAAAGCTATTAATACTTTAGCTGGTCAAAGTGCTTTAGAGGAGCACAAGTTGAGTCTATTCAACGATTTTCTAAATAACCTCTGATTTAACAAATCTATAAATAAGTATAGATTCTAACAGATCTAGTAAACCGTCCGTTGGGAACAATTAACACGACATGGAAAACCTCGAAGAAAACGTAGTAACTAAGGGTGCAGCTAAAGGCGATCCAGCTCCAGCTGGTGTCCCAGTTGAAGACCTTGGTGGACCTACTCCTGAAAATTATCGTCCAGACGATAATTCTGCACAACTTAAAGATCCTGCTGCTACATTAAAGCAAGTTCAGGATGTTGTTAATAGTAAGGCAACTAAAGCAGAAGAAGCAACTCCAGAAGGAGATGTTGTTGCTGAAGAAGAAGTAACTACTGATGAAGTAGTGGCTGAAGAAGAAGTAACTACTGATGAAGTTGTAGCAGAAGAAGAGACAACAGAAGAAGAAGTTGTTTCCGAAGAAGAAACTACTGAAGAAGAAATAATCGCAGAAATTAATGTTGAGGAAGACCTCAAAGCATTAATCGAAGGCGAAGAACTTTCAGAAGAGTTTCAGGACAAAGCAAGAGTAATCTTTGAAACAGCAATTAAGACAAAAGTTGAAGAGATCAAAGAAGAACTTCAAGAGTCTTATGCTACTGCTCTTGTAGAAGAACTAGAAACCATTAAAGGTGGTTTAATCGAAAGAGTCGATAGCTATCTTGAGTATGTTTCTGACGAGTGGATGCAAGAGAACGCACTCCAAGTAGAAGCAGGACTCAAAACAGAAATGACTGAATCATTCCTAGAAGGAATGAAGGGTCTTTTTGAAGAACATTATGTAACTATCCCTGAAGAAAAATATGATGTACTTAATAGCATGGTAGATAAACTTGATGAAATGGAAGGAAAACTCAATGAGCAGATTGAGCGTAATGTAGCTCTTAATCGTAGATTAGCTGAGTCAACCGCAGATGTAATTTTTGCGGATGTAACTGAAGGTCTTGCTGACACTCAGAAAGAAAAACTCGCTACTCTTGCCGAAAATGTTGAGTTTGAAAGTGAGTCAGACTATCGTGAGAAGCTTGGCACTTTAAAGGAATCTTATTTCCCTACAAAGACAGCAAGCACTCCAAAAAGCACCTCCGAAAATTTATCAGAAGAGGTATCTACTGACGAAGTAGCATCACAGGAAGTAAATCCTCAGATGCAAGCCTATCTTGGTATGCTTTCAAGAGCTGCTAAAAAGTGATTTTTAGATGATTAATTCAAACAAACAAAGGTAAAATTCAAATGCAGATGTACAATTCTGAGCATCTACAGGAGAAGTGGGCACCGATTCTAGACTATGATGGTCTAGATCCAATACAGGACGCACATCGCAGATCAGTAACCGCTATCCTGCTCGAAAACCAAGAAAAAGAATTACGTGAGGAGCGTAGTTTTCTTTCCGAAGCTCCAACTAACAGTACCGCAACAGGCTCAGCCGCAGGTTTCTCTGCTGATGCTGCTGCTGGTGGTCCTACAGCTGGTTTCGACCCCGTTCTAATTTCATTAATTAGACGTGCAATGCCAAACTTGGTCGCATATGACCTTGCTGGTGTTCAACCAATGAATGGTCCTACTGGACTAATCTTCGCAATGCGTTCACGTTACACTAATCAGAGTGGAACTGAAGCATTATTCAACGAAGCAGACACAGCATTCTCTGGACAAGATTCTGGATTCGACAATACTAACGGCATGACAAATGCTGCTGTTGGTCTTGGTACAACCGCACAGAGTCCTGCTTCAGATGGCAACCCATCCGTACTTAACGATTCTTCACCTGGAACCTATAACGTAGGTCAAGGTATGAGAACCGATGATGCTGAATCACTTGGTGAATCAGATCATTTCAACCAGATGGCGTTCAGCATCGAGAAAGTAACAGTTACTGCGAAATCTCGTGCGTTAAAAGCTGAGTACTCACTAGAACTCGCTCAAGACCTCAAGGCAATCCACGGATTGAACGCTGAGGCTGAGTTAGCAAACATTCTCTCTACAGAGATTCTTGCTGAGATCAACCGTGAAGTTATCAGAACTATCTACAACGTTGCTGAAGCTGGTGCTCAAGCAAACGTTGCCACTGCTGGTACATTTGACCTAGACACCGATTCAAACGGTAGATGGTCTGTTGAGAAGTTCAAGGGTCTTATCTTCCAAATGGAAAGAGACGCTAACGCTATCGCTCAAAGAACTCGTCGTGGAAAGGGTAACATGATTCTAACATCTGCTGATGTTGCTTCTGCCCTAACAATGGCTGGTGTACTTGACTACACCCCTGCTCTTAACTCTAACCTTAATGTAGACGACACAGGCAATACATTTGCTGGTGTTCTTCAAGGTAAGTACAGAGTATACATCGATCCTTATTCTGCTAACGTTGCTGCTAACCAGTACTACGTTATTGGATACAAAGGTTCTTCACCTTATGACGCTGGACTGTTCTACTGCCCATACGTTCCACTACAGATGGTTCGTGCCGTTGGTCAGGACACATTCCAACCAAAAATTGGATTCAAGACTCGCTACGGCATCGTCGAGAACCCATTCTCACAAGGTACAACTCAGGGACTTGGTGCACTTACTAAGAACTCTAACCGTTACTACAGAAGAGTTAAGGTTTCTAACCTTATGTAAGAAGAAAGGAAATATATCCTTTTTTACAAAGACCCCTTTACAGGGGTCTTTTTTTATGCTATAATATTTACATTAAACCACAAACTCCGTGTTTAAACACCATCTTCTTTAGGGTTGATGATATGTGAGTGGGCTATTATAGGTTAAAAAATGGAAACTAAAGATTTTACTGGAAACATTTCAGTGAATAGCAACTATTCGTTGCAAGAATTTTTGAACTTACCAGAAGTTCCTTGTCAGAGAAATACAGAGGCAAGATTAGGTAAGGCAAGAAAGTATTTAAAGAAGGTAAGACCAGAACACTGCATTGTTCATTTGGTTAGACTTACACAAGATTGTGAGGTTGCTGGAAAATTATATCCAAAAGGCATGGTATTCAGAAATGACGGCAATACTCGTGCAATGAATTGGGAACAGGAAGGATCAGACTATCTTCCAGAGAAATTAGTAGCAATCATATATGACTACGAAGATTTAGATCAAATCAAAGAAGCATATGATTGCTTTGATTCTGCTGAAGCTACTGAAAAGAATCAGCAAAAGATATATGGTATCCTTACAGGATTCTATGATTATGCTCCAAAGTCAGAAAAGTTAACACAAGGACAGATTATTTCAGGAATGAATAAGGCATGTCATCTTGTTAAACCAACTGAATGGAATCAAACTACTATTAAAGGTTCAGAACAATTAAGAGATGAACTTGCTTATTGGATGATTAACGGTTGTCTACAAGCACTTGATGAATTGATGACTAAAAAAGATAAGTGGTGTCAACCATTTATTGCTGCTGCTCTTTTGAGTTTACGTCATTATGGTCCTAAAAACCAGAAACTTATTCAAGCATGGAAATTGATTGAACAAGAAAAAGGTAACACGATGGGTACTGAATGGGATGGTGTTACCCATATTACCGAAGAGTGGAAGACTGGAAAGTTTTTTAAGGATACTAGTATTTGTAGAGATACTCGTTGGGATAATATGGATCGTACTGTTTCATATATTTTATACTGGATTGATAAGTATATGGAAGATGAAACAGGAACCAAAGTTGGTCGTGGTTGGGATGAAATTGCCAAAACATATAGACACAGACCCAAATACAATTCAGCTTTGGAAGAGGCATTAGGGGTTTAATCACCCCTTTTTTGTCTATATAAAATAATTAGATTATAATGCCAATGTCTGATAAATTAGAAATTACTCATAGATTTGAAAAAAATGAATTTTGGCCAACACCTATTTGGAGTGTTACTTATGATCATATTGATAATAGAAAAATAGAAGAAAAGGTAAGAGAATTAAAATTTGTTGATTATAATGGACCTTTACTTTTAGAATCTGCACATACGGAACAATTATCATATTCTAGTATAATTAAAGAAGTTTATCTATCATTATATTCAATAGATTTTAATCCATCTTTATTGAAGATAAAGGATTTTAAACCAAAATTTTATATATGCAAACCAAATGGTTGTAGTTCTTTAGATCATTCTTGTGAATCTGATCGTGGGCAGGAACATGATATATGTGTAATGTATTTTGTAAAAGTACCTAAAGAAAAAATACCAACAATTTCTTTTAGAGATCCCAGAACATTAATTTTAGGAAATAATTTCTTTAAAAATAAAAATAATACTACAGAGTATATTAAATTTGAACCATCGGAGGGAACGGCAATAGTATTTCCATCATATTTACAATATAAAGTTGATGTAAATTTATCGGATGAGGATTTTATTTATTTTAAAAGCAATATGGCATTAGCATCTATGGGAGATGTTGATTAGGAAGACTAAATAAAAATAAAACTAATAATGGCTTCGTCTGGACCTTTTGTAACTCAAATACAAAATAGGAATTATCTATCTGGTATAGGTTTTAAATTTAACCTTGCAAAGCACCCTAAAGTTGATTTCTTTTCAAATAGTGCTAGAATACCAGAAGTTAATTTAGGGACTGCAGTTCAGTCAACATATTTAAAGGATATTGACATACCTGGTGAGAAATTAACTTATGGTGATTTTACATTGAAATTCTTAGTTGATGAGAATATGGAAAACTATATGACTGTTTATAATTGGTTGGTTGGATTAGGATTTCCAGAATCTACAAAAGAATATAAAGATTTAATTACGGATAGTGCTTCAATCATAGATCCTAAAGAAGCATTTTGTGATGGAACTTTAAGAATATTAAATAGCAATTTAAGAGAGATAGCAAAAGTAAAATTCCAAGATCTATTTCCAATATCCTTGACATCTTTAGATTTTGATGCTACAAATGCTGATGTTGAATATTTTACAGCAGAAGCAACCTTTAAGTACACTATATACGATCTTACAAGTAGTTTATGAACCTTGATAAAATTCAGGAGATGTGGGAGCGTGATGCTGTCATTGATCCTGATAATCTACATGATGAATCACTAAAAATACCTCAATTACATTCAAAGTATTATACTGTTTATAATACGATTACTTTGTTGCGTGAAAAAGCAAGAGAACAATATAATAAAACAAGATTAGAAAGATATAATTACTATACTGGTAAAGCACCAGCAGAAGTATATGTTGAAGAACCATTTGCTTATAAAGTAAGAGAAAAGGATGCTATACAGAGACATATGGAAGCAGATGAGAAGATGTCAAAGATAGATCTTAAGATAAGGTATTATGATACTACTTTAAAGTTTTTAGAGGAAATTATTAAAAATGTTTCTAACAGAACATTTCAAATTAAGAATGCAATTGAGTGGAATAAGTTTCAAGCAGGTATGTAGATTATAAATATATGAGTAGATCTAATATTAGACGATGAAACCTACTCCAAGA